CAATTCCTCTCATCACCTCATCAAAGGTATCTTTGCCACGAGGTGTCGTGCGATAGAGGTTGTGCATGGTTGCAGTTCCATCGATAGAAAGCCCAATTAAAAAGTCATTATCTTTAAAGAAACGGCACCACTCGTCTGTAATGAGGGTTCCATTAGTTTGTAGGCTATTTTGAATATCATATCCTTTGCCATATTTTTGTTGTAACTTCAGCGCCTTTTCGTAGAATGATATAGGGCGAAGAAGAGGCTCACCGCCATGCCAAGTGAAGGACACTTGGGGCTGAGTTTGCGACAAGAGATATTGTTGAATAAACCTTTCGAGGAGCGTTTCGTCCATCCACATACTCTTATGACTTGCATATAAGAACTGTTTTTCTAAGTAATAACAATATTTACACGATAGATTACAGCTACTGCCAACAGGCTTTAGCATCACATAAAGTGGTTTGGCGAAGGGTGCGTATGTATTCAAAACGTATGGTTTTACGTTATATCTCAAAGAGAAGTCAAGGTGTTTATAAAACAAGCCCTACTCTTTGGGAATATAAAGGGTATTTACTTTTAATGTTTTTGTTGAATGAAAGCAATTGAAATATGCTTATAATGTGGAGCACTTCTTATTACTTCACTATGCAAAGGTAATAAGAAGTGCCGTTGATGCCATAGAAAATAATAAGTAATTTACGTCATCTTATTATATAAGAACACCCCACTCTATAAATATCATTAATAATCAACAACTTACAAAATCCGTACACGATTTTACACACGAAAATTGACGAAAATAAGACACTTTTTACAGTGTTTGTATCGTAAAATATCAAATTATATCGTTTTATTTTTGAGGTGATATTGTGTGACATAAAAAAGGATGGATTAATTTCCATCCTTTTATTTTCTATCTTATATTATAACTTAAGCCAAAACCGACAAACGGCTCAATTTTTTTTGATTTGAAGCCATAACCGACACCGCCTATCACTCCTATATTAAAGCGTTTTATTTTCGTCTGTGTTATAACTCTTTCAATCTCTCGGTTTATTATAGTAGTAGGAGAGCGAATATGAATGCTATCTAGATTTGCGTTATAGCCACTGACAAACGCTGTATAACTACTATCGCTATATATCTTTTGCTCTATTGGTATCACTGCTTTTGAGCTGTCTATATATACATCTTTAGTTAGATATATAGTATCTTTTCTTAGCGTTGTAGCTCTCACTAAAATAGGCTTGCTTATCCTTATAGTGTCAAAGATTTTCAGCGTGTCGATTTTTACACGCTCAACGACCTTTGTTTTTACCTCCTCGCTCTTGTCGTTTTTCAACAACGCAAAGCAGTAAAAAGCAATAAGCAATAAAGCAATTACACCTATTATATATAAGTACTTTTTCATAGCGTTACTCAATTATAATAGTTACTTTTTCTTTCTTTTTCTCGCACTCCAAAAGAACGGACATCAATCTCTCAAGCGTTGCACGGCTGTTGATGATTTGCCCCTTAATCTTGTTTTCTCCCACCAACAAACAGCCCTCTGTATCTTCTGCTGTATTGCCTGCGTGAATTCTTACACCCTCATAGCATTTCACGCTCAAAAGCAAAGGTAGCACACGTTTAAAGCGTGGTGAAAATGTCAAAATAACATCGTACTTTCCTGTTGGAATTGCCGTTACTCCTTTGCGCTTTTTAGCAAGTATTTCATTAACTTGCATCGTGTCTTTTAGTCCTCTGTCGGTGTCCTCCAAAGTATCGCAAAAATACTCGTTGTTGAGGCTCATTTTCCCAATCGTGTAGCCGTCTTTTCGTGCAATTCTTTTAACTCTTATCTCCATTGTCTTTCTTGTTTAATTCTACACCTGTATTTTCTTTATCAAACGCTTTTGTTATCGTTAAATAATCGTTTAAAAAAGGTATTTTATTTATCACTTTTAAACTTAAAATAAAGTGTAAAAAGTTTGCGATGTGCCACATTGGAGAACCCTCAATAAGCATTATTTTTAGGTTTTTCGTAATATTTACAGAGAAAACCCAAAGACCAAAAAGACACAGAAATTTTATACAATACAAAGCCTCGTCGGGATTGTGCATAAATTTCCCGATAACAAAAAACGACGCTGCCGCCACAAAGAAAACAGTGATACTATAAAAGAATATCATTGCTTTTTTTGTAGACCACGAGCCGCCAGAGCGGTATTCTGCTATCAGCCCGCAAAAGAAATTTAACACAAAGACAATGAGCATAGCGTGCATAAAGTCCTTTATCGGTGAAAGCAAAGCAAGCAAACCACTTACAATTGCTATTATAAAAGTTTTTATCTCATTCATAAAATCATCCTCCAAGTTTTTAGATAAGCCCTACAACAACGCCTAAAGCATCTGCGAATAAATCTCCTTTGCTTATTTGCTGTCCTCGCTTCTTATCATATAATTCTTTTAATACGCCTATCGAAAGCACCGCAAGAGCGGAGAGCAAGCGATAAAATAACTTATCGCCTGCAAACACGCTCAAAACACGCATTAAGACCAAACTAAAAGTAAAATGCAATAGTTTATCTTGCGGTATTTTCTCGGCTATCCAATCTGTTAACATATTAATAGTGTATAGCTAATAAAATAGGTTATCATCGTCGCCACAATTCCCACCAGCACACCTTTCCACTTAAACGGACGTTGTTCTAGCGTTTTGCTAGCCACCTCCGCAAGTGTAAAGATGCACGCTGCGCAAATTAAAGCGACCGCCCAGCCATTCTCTGCTGAGGCTTCACCTTTAGCGGTTAGAGCTGTTCCAACACCTACCAATAGCGCAATAAATAGCACTAAAACATACTTAATTAATTCATTTACTTTCATTTGTCTTTCCTTTCTTTTTTAAATTAAACTTATAATTATTTTTTATCTCCAATTGTTATCTCGGTTACCAATTAACCAGCCAGCCCCGATAGCGTATTTGTCGTGTGCGGGCGTTAAATTGTCGTAGCCAACCTTGACGCAAGAAGTTACCTCTCCTCCCTTTATTTCACGGGGGAAACCACCCGCAAAGATGTTTTGACTTGTATTGTCATTTGCATTAACAACCTCTACTATCTTACTCTCAATTGAACGCAACTCAAAGTTATAAACTTGAGGGCAATTTAAGATTAACAAATCAACAGGGAAAGCCGCTGCATCATCATCAAAACCATATAGGGGGATTTCGTAATAGGTAAGTCCACGTTCTGTACGTTTGTTAAAAGCAACTCTTACAAAGCGTTTTTCGCTATCTCCAAGCCCATTTGTATAGAGTTCTCCGTAATCGCCCTTAACTACCATTGTAGCTCTTTCTTTCGAGCCAAATATACCACGACACCAAATTTCCGAAGAATAGAAGCGGTGAGAGCGTTTTGAGACATCGTTATAACCTTGATGATAAATATCGCCCGCAAACCACATTTTCCCGTCAGTGCTAAAGCGAATTGAGCCAACTTCTTTACCAGCGTCATTCACGCAAATAAGCTTTTTAAAACTACCTGTTACACCTTTCACTTCTCCACTAAAAGTAGAGCTTTTTCCAATGGTGATGTTTTCAGCATAAACAGAGCCGTCATTGTGAACTCTAAAAGGTGCTTTAACGATGTTGTTTTCGTTTGCTCCTGCCCAAATTCTCACGGGGTTTGTACCATCGTTTTTGCCGTTTAAACCTGAATTTACTGCGCTGTTCTCGTCAGATGCCCCGACCAAACCCGATATAATTCCGTCTTTAAAATTGATACGTCCAGCAATTACATTTTCGACCAAATCGAAGTAAGTAGATCCGTCTGTACTAACGATTTTATCGGTTGTTATTCGTGAGGGCAAAACCTCCGTAAATCCGTATAGAGTTACAAAAGAACGTTCCTCATTTTGCTCGCTATTTAAGACGCCAACTAAGAAGTGATAATGATTATCTCCCTCCAGCTCTTTTGCTGTTTCAGAAAGCAAGAAAACCGCCTTATCATCGGCTTTGTTTGCTTTGATGTAAAGGTAATAACGCTTATCGGCTTCATTAAGGCTTGCAGACGCAAATCTTTCTACCTCCCAAAAGCGAAAATCGCTATATTGATGTTGAGGCTTTATTACCTTTATTCCAAGCGTCATATGTTGGATTATTCCTCCCTCTGCAATGAATGTTTTGCTTGAGCTATCGTAAATAAAGCGGTGAGAAACTTGCATAAAAGGCGGTTTTTTTGCCGACACAAACCTAAATTGTAATGATTCATCGCCTACAAGCATCGACATAGTTTGAATGGTTGCGGGACTAATCGAATCGCCAAAGTTTGAAAGCATTGCTTTTGTAATCATTTCTGCCGTTTCTTTAGCGTCTCTAAAGCGTCTTTTTGTAAATTGAATTGCTTCTTGGTGCTTTGTTTCAACGCTAATTAAATCGCTTTCAAGAGCGTTTAAACGTGCTGAAACACTTGCAGAAATAGTCTTATTTGAGAGTTCTATTTCTATCTCATAAGGGCTATTAAGCAACGTTTTTACGCCTGTAATTCTCACGACTGCACCCTCTACAATAACTTGGGGGTCAGAGAAATAAACCGAAGAACCTACCTTTAAATTATCGCCAATATTAACCCATTCTCTCTTTGCCCACACGGGGTCAATTTCGCCTTTAAAGGTAAACTTTGCATCCTCGTTATCGTACATATAGCGAATAGCAGTTCTTAGCATTTCCCATTCTGCACCGCTCTTTGTCTTGGTGTCGTTAATGTAGCTTTGTGGTAATAAGCAATGAAAAATTGCGTATTTATCACCCACTTTAGGCGCAAAAGTATTATTAGGCATCGAAATTCCGTCAATTTCTTGCGGTACAATTTCAAAGCGTCTAGCTTTCTTTTTACCTACTGCATTGTGAATGTATTTTACCTCAAACTCACGACCTGCAAGCATTCCCGATTGAAAGATAATAGTCATCGTTTCACCAGCGATTAGGCATTTTGAGAAATCCAAATCCTGTGGGATTGAATTATCCACAATATCAAACCATTTGTTATTTACGCTTTCAACGCTAGAGCAAACGCCAACCCTTGAGGGATAAATGCTTGTTGCATCGAAACTATCCTCTGCTAGGCTTTCATTTTGCTTGTCTGCTCTTGTAATTGACAACCCTTGCTCATCGGTTTTGTAAACTCGTTCAACTATACGATTAAAACCTTGCTCGTCCTCAAATTTAACACCGTCAAAAGCTAGCGTTACACCCTTTGGAAGATGCAAAGTTGCGCTACCATATTTGCTTTTATCGATATTGCGCTCTCCACCTTGCACAAATAACACTTCTACAGGTGCTTTATCGCTTGCATTTTGGCGCAAAACACCACTTCTTAAGCCGTTGTTATAGCCGTAAGAGAGTGGCAAAGGATTTTCCTTGTTATACTCAACTTTTTTGAGCGAAACACGCTTGTTTTTTATCTCAAACTCGGTGTTAAACTCGGTTGCCATTTGCGTTAAAGCATCGAAACAATAGGCGTGGTCATAGTTGATTAATTTCTCTTCTCTTTCGATACATTCTCCAACCGTCCAACCCTTTTCACGCTTATTCAAGTTATCAACTAATAGTTGCAAATGCTCCTTTGGTTTTGCGGTTAGTGGAAACTTTAATCTGCCGTCTATAAGGTTTCTAAACTTCCACATTTTTGCCTTGCCTGCTTCGCTTTGCAATGTAAGTGTATATTCGTATCTGCGTGAATGCACAATGTTTACATTTTCAGCTTTTAATAAGGTGTATTTTGCGTTGTTAAAAACGCAATAACAACCTATCGGCAACTCAACGTGTTTGGCAAGATTGAACTTAATTGAAAGTTCGTCTTCACCCATAATTGTGCAGTAGTGATAACTAGTATCATCTACTTGCACATTTATTATTTCTCTGTCGTTTTTGTCGTAAAAAATCATATATCAGCCATTTTTATATTATATTATAAGCTCCTCATAAAGTTCTCAATTATAGTGCTTTGCCATTGGTGCGCCTTATTGTTTGGGTGCATATCTTTTACCCCATTTAGCGAAAATTGCTTATCTCGAATTTCTTTAATTTTTGGGTCGAGCTCGATTTGTTCTCCTCTTGTTCTAATCATTGGAACAGTAGGGCTGTACAAATCCAAAAAAGCAACTCCCCAGCGTTTGCAGCACTCTATAATTACATTTCGCCTTTCTTGTTCTGCGAAGTCTGTGACAATAACGCCAACGTGTGCAAAAGGTCTATTTGTAAAAATCCATTCAAAGATATAGTTGAACGCTGCTCCAGTGCTTCCCGCTTTTTCGTTGCTCCAAACTTCCACTTTGTCTGTCGATGTGCCAATCTGAATGCCGTGACCCTTGTCGTTTATGCCGAACCAAATTGTAATATAATCGACATCGTTGGGAATGCTCTCGAACTTTCGATTTACAATGTATTGATTGAGCGTTGTTCCGCTTGCTCCCTGATTTAAAACGCCCATATTATTGTGGTTTCCAATAATATAAGGGTACACTTTCGGACTGCCTTTAAAAACCCCGTCTTCCGCAATTTTTTCAGTGCCTATCGCATCCGTAAAGCTATCGCCAATTGCTACATATTTTTTACCCCAAAGGATATTTGACGCTTTCAACATATTAAGTGCTTTTACGTCTACTAAACTCTCGATGTAGGGGCGAAACCAATCTTTTGTAACTAATGAAAATACAACGCTTTCGGGATTTATTTCAGTGCTAAAGGATTGGAAGAAAACGTATTTCACGCCTGCGGGAATGACCACTTCTACACCTGCACGCAAATCTTTTCCAACAATAGAAGAAACTTTGTTTTTGCTTTCATCGAAAAAAGCATAATTCACCGCTGAACCCAAAGCAAAGCCTTTGTAGTTAAATTTCATTCCCTCGCCAACTTTAAGCAAGCTAACATCGGTATGTTTTACGCTGAACTTATTAGTTGCGCTATTCCATACTAAGCTATCGTTGTAAAACCCCTCTGAGCGTGTGAAAATTGTAAGCGGTTTTAACTCATCTTCTAGCTTCGATATTTTGCTTAAATCGTGTTCAAGCAAATAGTCTTGAATAAGTTTCTTTGTCGTTTTTACGCCAATTACATAAGTATTATCGTGACCTGTTGAAATCGAAATCTTTGCGACGTTTGGAAACTCTGTCAAATCGATGATTTTTTCACTTGTAGAGTTGCCGTTTTCATTGCTATAAGTGACGTCTTTTAAAACTCTTCCGTTATCGTCTAATAGCAAAGTTCGAGCGTTTGAAAACCAACCCGCATTTGTTTTAATGAGGTCAAATCCTTTAACACTTAAGTCTTTGCAATACGATGTATTTGCATAATTTACAACGCTATTTTTATTGTCTATAAATCCACCTTTTACGAAAGTAGGATTTAAGCTCTCTTCTATTTTTACATAGTTAGCTTTTGTATTTGCAGTAGATGTGTTTTGCCCCCCTGTATTTGCATTTCCACTCTCTTCTCTTCTGTTCTCCAAAGCTACTAAACGCTCTTTTATTCGTGTGATTTCAGTGCTTAAATTTGATACATCTATTGCACTATCCTCTGGTTTCACCTTTAGTGGAGATAGGGTGTTTCTGTCCCAATAATACATAACGCTATTGGTTTTGTCAATGTATATTTTATTGGCGTAAGGTTGAGGATTTTCCCCTTGCGTTTGATAGATTTCATCTGTTATATCAAGTTGCTCAATGTGCCAATTTGCAGAATAACTACCCTCGTGGAGAGCTACAAATCGCTTATTTTGCTTATCGAATAAAATAGTATAATTAGCTGTTGCGGTTTCAGCCTCAATGTTGTTTGCACTCTCGACAAATCCGTCAAAGCCTAACACGTTGAAAACATTTACATTTTCTTTGCGTGAAACCTCAACCTCTACGACTTTTTCAACCTCTTTTTCTACAACTTTCTCTACTACTTTAGGCTCGGGGATAGACAAAGAAAGGGCATTGCCATTATCGTTCACAAGCAAAATATTAGTTGCAACTGTGAACGCTTCTTGGCGCACTCCGTCAATGCCATAATCGCTATCAGGGTGATGGAAAACAACCTCAATTTGTAGCTCACCAATAGGTAGTTTGTGATTATCAAAGAATAGCGTTAAAGTGCCATCTTCTTCGACTCTACAATGGTTAAAAACACCCTCGCTTCTCCCTGCGGTATAGGTTGTAAAGCCGTCTTCGACAAATGCTTTAATATCAAAATCGCAATCATACCATTTGATAAAATTGCCGTCTTTCACCAGCTTTAGAGTTAATGGAAAATCACTCTTTTTGTTTATACGGATTTGCCCCTCTTGGGTTCTTCCGCAACGTCCAATTAAAATCTCTGACATAATGATAGTTTATTTTAGTGGCAAAAGATTGCCAATTACAGTTATAGTTAAATTAAATTCTAGCCATATCTTCTCTGTGGGATAAAATAAGGCTATTTCACAGCTCTTATAAATGAACTTATAAGGTGCTGTATTTACTCTTCCAAGCTTGCGAAAACCACCCTTTACAAGGAGAGAAAATAAGGCTTCCCAATTATTCCACAAGTCCTCTAAATTCTCTGCTCTCATCAAACACTTTAAAGTAGCATCTTTAGCGGTTGGCGTTAAATAGCCTTGCTTCTCATCATATACTAAAGCATTGCTATATTTTGAGGTGTGCAAAACGTTTTGTTTCACTTCAATAATGTTGCGCAAACTCTCGTCTGTCCCTTGTAAAACTGCGACATCGAAGTCTTTTAAATTCACTCCGTCAATCGTATAACCTGTATCAGGTAGCAAAGCAGAAGATACAGGATAAGAGCTGTTTTTAGTCATTTCCTCCGCTGTAAAATCGTCTGCAAATGCTATTGTTGTAAAATAAAAGCCATTCACCAAACTAACTGCGGTTTGCTTTATTAGACGCAACTTAAACTCTCTTTTTAATAGCTTGTCCTCGAAAGTGTGATAAACGCTCCTCGTTAAATCTGTTACAAACTCCTCCAAATTACTATCATTACTTGCGTAAAAGGTTAAATTGACCTCTTTAGGCTCGAACAAAGGCTCGCTTAAATCAGCGTCAATGCCCTCTTGCTCGAACCAATCATTGTATAAATATGCTTTTCTAGTAGGGTATTTGATTAAATCGTTAACCCCACCTTGCGCAAGCAAAACGCCATAGCGCAAAAAAGCATCATTTCCATTTATATAAAGTCTATTTTCAAACATAGTTTTTACACCATTTTTACACCCTTTATCGCAATATCGTTTAGGCTGTTTTTAATTTGGTTTGAATTGCTTTCAATCTTAACTAAACGCTCTCGCATTCCGTCTGTTTCGCTTTCGATGTGCATAACAGCCTTTAAAAGTGCGGTTGTGTTGCTCACAAGTATTTTTGTATTCTCGCTAATCGAGTAGGTGTGTCCTTGTACTGCGGTCATTCTTCCGTTTAGCTCGTTAACGCTATCTTGTGAAGCCGTTGCAATACCTTTATTTGCGCCTGTTCTGTTAGCCTCATCAGAGAACAAATTAAAGCCTTTTTTCGCTGCCATTTCTTGGTAACGTTGCATCAAATTATTATAATTACCTTGTTGCGATAAAATGCCCGTTGTCATTGTGTCGAGAATATTTACATATTCCTTGAATTTACTCTCCTCGTTTAGCGTTAAATCTTTCATAACGTCTTGCATTCGTGTGTTGGCTTGCTCGATTATTCCGCTAAACATAGTTGAGAATATCATTTGTTTTCCGAAACTCTCGAGCATTTTTTGAACGCTTTTATTGAAATCCTCCGCTGCCGAAGTGCCGTTTTTAAAGGCGTTGACTAAAGCATCAGACATAGAGTTACCCAAATCTCCGAAAATGCCCGTAAGGTATTCTTTCACTTGCTTTGATGCTTCCTCTGCTTTGTTGTACAAATCTATCAAGTACTGTAGTCTTTCCTTTCCGTCCCCACTAAATTGACGTGTATTGATAATACTTTCTGCAAGTGTCTTATTAAACTTGCCCGAAGCGTCTATTAACTCGGGATAAGCATCTAGCAAACTTCCGTAAATATCACGACCTTTTCTAAATATACCACCTTTACGATGTCCTGTTTTTATACCAATGTCGGCTAAACCTGCATAAGCTTTTTTAAGGTCGTTCCCAAAGCCTTTAAGCTTCTTGTTCACCTCCAAATCTTGGGCAAAACGCATTAGACCTAGCGGGTCTTTTGGCACTTGTAGACGGCTAAATTTGCGTTGTTGCTCGATTGTTCCCTCGATTGCGCTAGAATAGTCAGAATAAGCACCTCTCATCGCTGACACAGAATTAATAGCTTTCTTATAATCGAGGTTTCCAAAGATTGTATTTGCCCTTTCAAACTCTAGGTTTTGAGCGTGTAAAGCAAGATTATAACTGCGTTGTTGTGCAATGGTTTCTTGACGTATCTTTTTCAGTGCTTCTGCGTGTTCTTTGCCAGCTTGGAAAGCCTTTGTAATCCAACCGATAGTCTCGCTTGCAATTGCTTGAACACCGCCAAAAATACCACCTTGCGCAAAGCCTTGAGCGATGTTGCTTGCGCTGTTCATTGCATCTGTCACGCCACGCATCATATCTGCTAAATTCTCATTACCAGCAGCTTCGAATAAATCGCCTAATTTATTTGTCATTCCTCCGATTAATTCTGCCGATGCAGCGGCTGAACGTCCAACTTTTTTAAGCTTTTCTTCCAACCCTTTGTCCTTGTCATCCTTAGAGAATAACTCTTTTACATCGCTTGCTAACTGCTTAAATGGGTTGCTTTTAAGAGCTTCTTTCTTTAAGCCGTTGAATTGCTTTGTAATTTCTTGTATCTTCTCGGGGCTTGCTTTAAGCGTCTTTAGCTGTTCAGCCGTGAAACCAAAATTAGGCGTTATATCCTCCGATGATGTGTTTTTTAAGTAGCTCAAAAGCTCACTAGTTTTAGCTATTATTCGCTCTATTTCCTTAGTGCTTTTTTCGCCAGCATCCTCGAACAATTCTACAAATAAACTAGATGTTTCTTTGAGCTTTGATACCTCTTCATCGTTTACTCGCTTTAACGCTTCCTTGCGCTTTGTCTCAAGTGCTGAAATCGCTTGCTCTTTAGTTGCCACATCAACAGGTAAAGCGTCTAATTCCTTACGCTTTTTATCGTATTCCTCGTTAATCCTAGTGCGTTGCACTTGGTAAGTTTCAAACTCTTTGAGTAGCTTGTCTTGCAAATCCTTTTCTGCTTTTTCTTTGCTCTCAATTGCAACTTTTTCAAACTCCTTTAATATGTTTTGTTGCTCGGCTGAAAGGTTATTTGTATCGAGTTTTAGCGTTAAGCGGTAATTCTCCTCTTGCTCCTTTGTCGCTTTTGGATTTTTATTCTTCCACTCTCTTAGCTTATCTTCCTCAAGTGCTGAAAGCATTTCTTTACGCTTTTTTTCGATAGATAAAATAAGCTTATCATAGTTAAGCTCTATTTGCTTCTTTTCTTTCTCGAAGCCGTCCTTTTCTAGGTCGATATTCTTTTGTCTTAGCTCTAATTTATCTTCCTTTTCTTGCTCCGCTAGACGCTTTAAATACTCCTTAGAAAGCTTTGCTCTTTCTGCCATTTCATCGGCTAATTTTTGTGCATCACTTTTACCGCTTTTTGTTTTTTTATCAACGTTTTTGTCGTATTTCTTGACGCCTATTTTCTTAAATTGCTCTTCTGCTTCTGTGGCAGCACTTGCAGCAACTTTCACGAGGTCTTGCATCTCCTTTTTTTTCTTGTCTTCCTCTGCTTTCTTTGCTTTGGCTGCTCTTTGTTGCTCTGCAAGAACTTTTTGCGTATATCCCGAATTCTTTACCTTTTTCCCCTCTTTTAAAAATATATTTCCAAACCTGTCTACATCTTGTTCTAGCTCATATTCAGGTCTAATATTTTTAACCTTTACCGGCTTTAATTGTATTTGTATCAACTCTTTTTGCTTATCTTTTAGCATATCAAAAGCGGCTGCCGCCTTTGCTTGTGCCATAAGTGCTGCAACAACGCTAGACGAGTTTTGAATGAGGTATTTATTAGCATCATTCACACCATTTATCGCAACGCCTAAAGAGTGGAAAGCATCTTGATTATCTTTTATATACTTCTTTTGCGCTTTAAAATTATTTCCAAGAGCTGTGTATTCTCGCTTTAGCTTATTGTAAATGGTTATTTGCTCAGATACTTTATCAGCAATTGCTTTATTAAATTCTTCTTGCTTCTTAACTGCTGCATTAAACGCATCGTTAGCAGCCTTTTTAGCTGCATTTGCTTTCGCTGCTAAAGTACCTACAACCGCTACAACTGCTGCTATTGCAGCTGCAATCCAACCCCACACAGGTATCGCACGAATAGCAGCTCCAACGGCTCTAAAAGCACCCGCAAGAGTGAAGTTTGCAACCGTGCCAGCACTAGCAGCAGCAGCGTTTGTAGCCTTGCTTGCGGTGTCAAGATTTTGCATTGCAATAACCTCTTTTGAACCATTGCTAGACGCTTGTTTTGCTGTTGCATTGCGTGCTTCTGCTGCTGTGTTTATTTCCTTTGCAGCTGTGTTTTTAATCGTTTCTGCTGTTTCTGTTGCTTGCAAGACATTTCCCTCTGCAACGATCTTGTTATACCAGCGTTTAAGCCCATTGATAGTAACTAATCGAAACTCACTATCTTTATTTAATGCTTGTTGAACTTGTTGCAAGCCCATCGTAATAGACATAAGGCTTTGAACTTTTAGCATTACTTTTTGTAGGTTTTCATTTTCACCTACAAATAAAGACATTGCGCCTTGCGCTGCCGTGAAAGCACCTGTAAGCCCGCCAACACCTTTGATAACACCTGCTATTTGCGCTTCATCGTTGGCAAAAACACTACCTTGCTTAGCGATGTCCCCTCTAATATCCATCAAGCGTCCAAGCTCTTGTGTCATCTTCACATATTCAGCAGATTTCTCATCACCTCCATTGGCAATAAATTCCGCCATTTGCATTGATAACGCTTTGATTTGAGTTCTCAAAGATTGGGTTTTATCGCTTGCCTTTTGGGTTGCTTCTGCTTCTTTTTGTAACCTCTGTTCAACCTTTAGCAAATCATCAGCTAAAACGGCTGCTTGTTCGTTAACTTTTTGGCGCAAATTGATGTTTTCACGAATTGCAATTGTTTCGTTTTTAATTGCGTTGTACTCCTCCTTTGTGCCTGTTTTAGCAACAACATTTTTTTTAGCCGACAACCTCTCGTATTCGCTTGACAACTCCCTTATAGCTGCTTTATTTGTATCGGTTACTCTGTCTATTTCCTCAAAAGCAGCTGCAACCGCACTTAAAGTCGTTGGGGCGTTAGTTGCAATATCAATATTTACAACGGGGACATTTGAAAGCAACTCTTTTATTTTGTTACTTTCTTGCGATGCTTGCTTATCTATATTAGATAGTATATTGCTTGCTTTTTCAGCATCTGATTGCAAGCGTGAAGTATCAATTCTCGCTGAAAAATATAAACCTTTCTCATTTGATTCCATATATATATACTATCCTTTCTGTTTTTTAGTCTGTTATTGAATTAAAGAAGTCATCTATCTTTTTAGAATTGTTCTTATCATCACCATTAATTACTTCTTCATTTTTCTTGTCTTTCTCGTTATCGTATGTAGGCAAAACTGCGCTGTACATAGTGAGATTTACGTAAGACATATCATAAAGCACTGTTTCAAATGGTAGGTGATAAACCTTTGCCGTGCCTGCGACAATTGCCCAAATACTGTTATTTAATCCATTTTCGTTGGGCGAAGCAGATTTGTCTCTGTTAGGAAAATGGAAAGCCCGAAAAAATCGCCTAACTGCAAATTGCCTATTAGTGTTGCAGTGATGTTGTAAAGCTCGCTAGGTGAGAAGTTCTCTAAAAGCTCTTTTGCTAGCTCTGCTTTTTTGTCCACCTCGATAGTTTCTGTTACTACTTTTGTGGTCGTTTGAATGGTCTTTAAAGGGCGTTTAAACAAACCAAACAAGTATGATTTATAAACGATTTTTTCCTCTTCTACCTCGATTTCTTTTTGGATTGTGCGCTCTTCTGTGAGGTGCTTTGCGCCTAAAATAAGTATTGCTAAAGCCTCTCCAAATGGCTCGCAATATTTAGCAATAGATAACGACTCCTCGACGATTTTTGCCTTGTCAAGCGTGATGTTTGGAAGCGTTGAAATACATTGCGACACCTTTATAAGCGTTGCCACACTTGGCGAAGCAACTTTGTATGTTTTAGTTCCAACTAATATATTTTGTGGTACTTGCAATATTGCGTCACCTGCTTTTTGCTCAATTGTTTTGTTCATAATAATTTAAGTTTAATAGCAAGCTAGTTTGTTATACTAGCTCGCTATTTATTTAGTTAAGGAATTTGTGTCACCTCTACCACCGAAGCCAAGCCGTCAGCGGTGATTGTCACTTTACCCACACGCACTTTACCTGTGGTATTTGCTGCCACCTTGATAGTTGCTACTTTTGCGTTTGCAGTAGCTGTAATCCAATCGCTATTTGGTGTGCTAACAGCGATGTTACCTCTCGATGTTGCAGTGATTGTCTTACCTGTGTTATCTGCGGCTGCACCAAAGTAAAGCTTATCACCTGAAAGCGATAAGGCGTTCTTTTGGTAAGGCTTTACAATCTTACCTGTTGCGGGCTTCAAAGCCTTTGCTACATAGTGAAGTAGGATACCCTCTGCCGATGAATAGGTTTGCTCGCAACGCAAGGTTGCACGCTCGATAAGGAAGCCTTTTCCGCCCTCATCTTCGGGGGTTAAGCGCAATGCAAACTCACCTGTAATAACTCCGTCTTCGTCTTCTACAAAAGGTTCTTCGCCTTTCTTGACAAAGTGGTCAAATTCAAATGTGAAAGATGATTTGCCAACACGAGAATCAACAACTTCTCCTCCCTCTTCTGTAGCGGTTTTTTCCTCGCCTTGAGCTTGCGATAACTTAGTTGTATCCTCTTTTGGTGTCGCTGTCTTTCTCCAGTTGCCGTCGGGTGTTCCACCTACTGACGGACAAAACTCAATTGTGGGTTTTCCCCAAGATAAAATTGCCATAGTTTATTCTTTTTTTTAGTGATTAATATTATTCATTTCCGAAGTAGTCATAACCTAGTTTTATCACGATAAAGTGTTGATTGGTATTATCTTCTTTAAAGCTAGTTATTGTATTTAAAAGCTTGAATTTGTAGTTTGAAACGCCAGCTGTTAGTGAATTTATCCACTCTTTAGCAAGTGCTTCTATTACTGCTCCTCGCTTTTCGTTTTCGATGAAATTCCCACTACTATATGGGTCGTGGTCATTGTAGAAAATGTTGACGGTGATAACGCCTTTTTCTACTTGGTCAGGAACACCTGTTGTGAAAATAATCAAGACATCCTCAAGCGTGCTATCTTTTGGTCTGTTTTCACGACTGAAAAAGATATTACCTGATAGGTTTTGTTGAAGCCTACTACCTAAAAGTAGTCTGCGGACATCTTGAAGTATTTCTTTGCTTGTTTTAGCCATTTTTGAATTGTTCTTGTAGTTGTTTTCCAAGTTCTATCTCTGCGCTATCTAGGACATCTAAACCTTTTGCAGAAACGTATATAGCGTAGTGCATACCTGCTACGACTATTAAGGTTATTCCTTTGCTCGTTTTGGCTAAAGCTTGCGCCAAAGCTTCACCGCTCTTCGTTCCATTTTCACCATCTTTTACTACATTAAATTCACCTTGTCTAATAATCTCACCATCAATAGATATTATATAGCCTATGCTACTTCTTAAGTTACCTGTTTGGTCTAAATATTCACCAGACAAACGAGCTGTATTTACTACATGCTCACCGATATAAGATAGTTTGTAAATAGTCTCATTGATTAATTCTTCAACACTACTCTTTAGGTACTTATCTATATCTTCTTGTGGTGTTATTTTCTTCATTATTAGACGGTTATTTGGATTTCATCGACTGCCGTTAGTGGCTTAATTTGGATAATTGAGAACTCACCAAGAGAATTGCCAAACGCATCAAATAAACTTATCTGCTCGCCTTTGAAACTGCGCATTTCAATAAGTATAGTATAGTGTTTTTCAGTGTAAGGCATGTTATCTGACTTCGCTAGGTTGTTGTAAGATGCTATTTCATACTGACATGGTATTGGTTTGCTCCATGTAGCCTTTTCACAACTCTCAACAAAGCCTGTGTCTCTGTCAATATAACATTGCGCTTTGCTTTTAACTCTTATAGTTCCATTCTCAATAATCATAAGGTGTCTCCCTTGTATCCAAATTTAGTTTTAACAGCTCCCGAAGTTTCTCCGAAGTCGCTGTATATCGCTTTTGCTAGGTTTCTAAACGATGTACGTTGGTCTTCAGAGAAAGAATAAGACTGCCCACCTTGTGATACGTCAGGAGCAAAGGAGAGCCACATATAAAGGTCAGCTTTCGCCAAGAGAAAACCCTTTGAAACTGCGATGTCACTTGTTAAGTCAGCATCTAAGTTTAGGATTCTTTTTATAGCAATCTCCCCTATTGTCCTTTGTGGTATTGGGTAGGCATTTATTCCTTTTAAAACTTCGAGAATTGTAATCATGATAAAACTTTAATTATTAAGGTTAAATGAGCTTCTTACCACTTCTTTTTGTCGGTTCTCACATACACGTTGCGGTATGCTGAATCGAGTACAGGAACAGCGTCACATTGACCGATAGTTACCTCGCTAGTTGGCTCAATAGTACCATACTTTTTGACAACAGTATGAGCACGTTCAGCACGCAAAATGAGGTCACTATTTTCTCTCAACACGTCATATTGAGTTGTTCCTAAACGTTCAGTTTCAGACAACACCATACGGCTATCAGCGAATGGGTTTGCGCTAGTGGTTGTACCATCTGCAAACTCACGTGAGATAGTTTGGTCAATTACACGCAACTGTAAGCCATTCAACCATGCTTGTCTTGCAAGCATTTGGTTTACTGCTGCTAAGTCGGGTGTTTGAGCCATTCCAACTGCATTTTGGATGTAAGATGCACACGCCTTGATGATTTGCTCGCTTGAACAAATCTTGTACAACTCATCTAAGTTGATGAATGCAAACTTAGGATTGAGGTTTCTTGCCTTTGCTTGCTTCACAATCTTAACCAAGTCACCGATAATATCAGCACTTGAAGCGTTGCCCCAATCTGTAGATGTTGAAACCTTGTTTTCTTCGTCCACATCATAGTCTAGTGAGAACTCATTAGCAAAGGTAGCGTTGTTGGTAGTTGTGAAATCCAACTTACCAGCGTTAGATACCAATGCAAGAGCAATGTATTCAAGCTCTGACTGCACGCCATTGAAGCAAAAATCGACGTCTTCACCCCAATATTGTACAAGCTTCACGGCATCAGCTTCACCTGCAAGAGCAAGAGCGGTTTGATAATCTTTGATTTCTGCACGTGTCATTTCACGTGAAATTGAGATAAAAGGAATATCTCCTTTTGCACTCTCAAAGGTTGGTCTACGCTTACGAATGGTTGTTCCATTGTCTGTGTGCAAATCAGCTGCTACATTCTTAGCTGCTAATTGATTTGACAGAGTTTTCCAAGTGAAACCTGTCACTTTTTTTACGGGGAAATGTTTGCCAAAGTAGAACTGTGAAGCGTCAGCTGAATTTAAGCGCGCTTGCACCATCTTGTCATTCAATCCCTCGATTAATGTTTGTCTAATCATATTTTAAATTCCTCCTCCTTAGTAGTTGATTACACCCTTAAGTGCTTGTTCAATTTCAGTTGGCAAGTCGTTACCTTTAGTTACTGCGATTAGCCAAGCATCAGTATCTAAGTTGTCACCTGCAACAACGGGTTTGGTAGTTCCGTTAATTGCAAAAGGAACATACTTTAATGCCGACTTTGTATCTGCTGATTCTTTGTCTGCCAAGAGCACAAAAGCACCTTTCTTAAGCTCACCTAACGCTGCTTTGATAGTCAAGGTATCAACGCTTTTGTCGCTAGCGTCAATTGCAGTGATAGTAGTTGCTTTGTTACCAAGTTTAGCGCAAAGAATATCACCTACTACAAAGTGATGTCCTTTTTCTACCTTGATTGCAACACCGCTAGCCGCTACATCTTCATTGATTTTTGCAACTTTCACAACGTGGCAAATGCCCTCAATTGGAGCTGAAAGAACAGTGCCCTCAAGCAGATATTTTCCGCCAAGTTCTTTAGTTTGCACAGAAACGCCACCTCTTACATCGGCAACTTTGTGCATGATGACGCTTGGAAATCTTGTCTCTTTGCGTCTTTGTACTGTCATACTCATTTTCGTTTGGTTTTAAATGTTAATTAAAAAGGTTGTTCACCATCTTTTAGAGAAGTGTTTCTTGCTGCAATAGCTTCTTGTTCCTCCTTAGATAGTTCTTGAGAGTTATCTCCGCCTTGATGTGCTGCAGGACGTCCAAAAACAGCACCTTTAGACTTCACAGACGATGCGATTTCTTCTACCTCTGCTGTGATTTCTCCAACAAGATTGGTAAACTCTTCGTCAGAAAGCTTATCAACCGACATACGCTCGTATGGTTTTCTAAGGTTTTCAGGCAATTTCTTGAACACTGCAGATAGTTTTTGCTTTCTTTCTGCTGTAATTCTTTCGCCATCCATTCTGCCTAAGCGTTCAGAGAGTGTTTTATTCTCTGCTACAAGCTGTTTTGCCCATTCAGGCATTGCTTCCTCTTGTGGCTTTGGCTTAGGCTCTTGAACTCTTTCACCATCTTTCAATCCATACTTTTCCTCATAGTTGCGTACAGCAGATTGTTGAGCTTCTGTTGCTCGACTATCGCCATAACCCTCGATGATTTGTTGAATCGTTACCCCCGAAACTGCGGTTGCAACATCTTCTTCTTTAGTTGTAGTCTTGGCTAGTTTGTCTGCAATCCTACTTAAAATGCTTTCGTTGACCCCCTCAAACTTGGCTTTCAACGCTGCTAAAAGTTCTTTTTTCATTTTTCTTGTTTTTTTGTTCTATAGAATACCCAAAATTAGATATTAAAGGAATTGTGTTTTTTTTAAGCTCTGAATTTTGTTATTTTTAACAAACTAAGGGCAAATAAGAGCTAAATACCACATCATTTTATAGCTGAAATAATTTGCATACTACGATTTTTTGTAGTAACTTTGTACTACATATAAAGTGTCTTATATATGAAGACTTCAAAACCACTAGTTGTTAGCGACATGAAACAAAAATGCCAAGACATTATTACTTCTGTTTCGTGGAACGATTTCTCTCAAACGTATTTCAAGAAATCTTCCTCTTGGTTTTACCATAAAATGAATGGGATAGATGGTAATGGTGGAGTTGGTGGCTTCAATGAAAAGGAAGTCGAGCAGATGCGCAATGCACTTATAGACTTAAGTAATCGCATTCGCCATGTTGCAGATAAAATTTAGTATGTCAATTTTAAAAGAAAGGAAGAAAAATGTTAGGAGCTATAATTGGTGACATTGTGGGTTCTAGATTTGAATTCAACAATACAAATAAAACAGACTTTGAACTATTTACCTCCGAATGTTCTTTTACGGACGACACTATCTGTACAATTGCTGTTGCAGATGCTATTTTACGTGGGGTAAGTTTTGAAAAATCATTACTTGAGTGGTGTAGAAAATACCCCAACCCCACAGGAGCTTATGGTTGCTCTTTTGTTCGCTGGATAAATTCCAACACGCCTACACCTTATGGAAGTTTTGGCAATGGCTCTGCAATGCGTGTATCTCCATGTGGGTATCTTCCTACAAGAGAAGATGTATTGATGTCTGCAAGAAAATCAGCAGAATGTACACACAACCACCCCGATGGTATCAAAGGGGCTGAATGCGTTGCCGATTGCATTTATCTCGCAAGAAGAGAAAAGAACATTGAGTTTATTGCCAAACATGTGAAAAATGTTTATGGTTACAATATCAATCAAACTTGCGATGAAATCAGACAAACAAATAGTTTCAATGAGACGTGCCAAATAACAGTGCCACAAGCTATCGTGTGTTTCCTTGAAAGCACAGNTACAGAAGGTAATAAATCAGAAACCATAGCCGTTATTAATAGAAGCATTGCAGAGACATATCACCGAAGATATTAACACATTATAAAAAGGCAATGTACTTATTGACTTAAGCAATTGCATTCGTCATATTGCGGATTAAATTTAGTTTTTCAATTTTAAAAGAAAGGAATAAATATGCTGGGAGCTATAATTGGTGACATTGTTGGTTCTAGATTTGAATTCAACAACACGAATAAAACAGACTTTAAATTATTTACTTCCGAATGTTCTTTTACTGACGACACTATCTGTACGATTGCTATTGCAGACGCAATCTTGCGTAGTGTAAGTTTCGAACAATCATTACTTGAGTGGTGTAGGAAATATCCTAACCCTAAAGGGGCTTATGGTTGCTCTTTTTCGCAGTGGATAAATTCTAAAACTCCTACCCCTTACGGCAGCTTTGGCAATGGATCCGCTATGCGTGTATCTCCATGTGGGTATCTTTCTACAAGACAAGACGTGTTGATGTCCGCAAGAAAATCTGCAGAATGTACACATAACCACCCCGAAGGTATCAAGGGAGCCGAATGTATTGCCGATTGCATTTATCTCGCAAGAAAAGAAAAGAACATTGAGCTTATTATCGAACTTGTAAAAGACGTTTATGGTTACAATATCAGTCAAACGTGCAATGAAATAAGACAAACAAACAGCTTTAATGAAACATGTCAAATAACAGTGCCACAAGCCATCGTGTGTTTCCTTGAAAGCACAGACTTTGAAAGTGCTATTCGCCTTGCAGTTTCGATAGGTGGTGATAGTGATACAATTGCTGCTATTACAGGTTGCATTGCAGAAGCTTATTACGGCATACCTCAAAATATACAAGACAAAGCGTGGGGCTATCTCCCAAAAGAAATACAAGAAGTAGTAACTCAATTCAAACAAAAGTATGAATAAGAAGCAAGAACTTATAAAACAATGTCGCTATTATCATGGTCAAGAAGAAAGCCCTTTCAACGATGCTACTATGGATTGGTTTTGGGATATGGAGCGTGTGTATGTGTCTTCACAAGGTCAATTCATTGGGGAAAGTGAATACTATAAACGATTAAACGGAAAACCCTATCCAGGCATTCCATTTAATCTGCTCATGGTAATGTTTACTTCTTGGGGGAAAACAGCCTATTCAATAAAGGATAGCATCAATGATTTCTACAAGTTGATGGATGAATACTTATTCATTGCTAATGAACATTATCCAGAAGATAAAATACCTGGTCAATAGCCTATATTACTATCTGGAACGTAGGACAATGGTTTAATCTCTTGCCCTATCACCTCACAATCAATAAACGTCTGTGTACCAACTTGGTACACTTTTGTTATTCGCATTAGTGTACCTCGCTGAAACAATGTTTCGTGTTCATAGCTAAATGTACTAAACCTCTGCTTTCCGTCCCATTTTCTACCCGCACCATTGCCGAATTCACTGATAGGCTCAATATAGGCGGCTTGCGTACCCTTAGGCGCATACACATTGATAATAACAGACTTATTACTGAACCCCTTGCCCTTACGGCTACCTGTGGACATAAAACCTCCCTCTTGCATAGTCATACCCACCAAGTCTTGTAAATCATTAGGCATTTTGCCCCCTGCAAACCTTATTCGTGAAGCAATCACCCCAAGACCATCATCACCTCGCATAAACCACATATCTTTGGGCAAGATATTCTTACTGATGTAAGAAGTAATATTGTTTACTCTATGCTCGAAATCTGCCTTTGTCTGGTGGTTTAGATATTTGCGACCTTGCAAAGGCTCGTTCACATTACAATAGTGACTGGTATATTCATAGACCCTATCCTTTTCATCTTCTGTTGAAGCAATCCAACTCTTTGCCGCAACATCAATAAGGGTCTCATCTGCAACCTTTCCGTTTCCTTTATCCCACACTGCTTTATCCTTGCGTTCTTGCGTATAGGCATCTGGACTAAACCCATTGCCCTGTTTGCTTAACTTCTTCAAGTCTCGGGCAAGTTTAGCGGCTTCCAGCTTTGATACCTCGTTATTTAGTGCATCAGCCTTGCTTTGAAGTTCTGCAATCGTTGCTTTGTTGCCAAGTAGGGATTGAAGTTCAGATACAAGTTGCTTGACCTTTGCACTCTTGGTCTTTTGAGCAAAAGAAAATGAATGACTAACGCTTGCTTCGATTGTCTGCTTATCAATCTTGTACTGTACCTTGTAAAGGTGCATCTTGTAAGCGTCTTGTGCAACGCCCCAAGTCTTGTATTTTGTTTGTGCACCGTATTCATTCGTTCCAAAATACTCATCCACTTCAAACTTTAACTTCTTTGCCTGTTCTGATAATGTCAAGCCATCCCAATTTGCAAGCTTCTTTTCAACGGCACTATATACATTTTTGAGTTCATCAATTGTAAATTTCTTATGCCACTCGTGAACGTTTGGAATAATTGTAGAAAGAGCTTTTTCTTGCTTCTTCATGTCAGAAACAGCCTTTGCAACTTCTCTTGTAAGGGTTGATATTTTCTTTATATCTCCACTTCCTATTACTGCTTCTAATTTAGAATAATCTACCTCACTATAATCCTTAGCAACATTAAGAACATTGCTAGCTGCTACTCTTATAAGTTGATTTTTCTTTCTCTCGTCCCATCTTCTTTGAATGTCTGCTATCTGCTCTTTTGTGCGTGCATCTTGCCTTATCTTAGCTTTTTCAAGAGTTGTAAGCGGTTTTTGCCCTATAAACTCACCATCTTTGAAATTGTCTTTGATGAAGTAAGGCAACGACTTTGCCTTGTCGATACGCTCTTTGTTGTTCTCATACCATTCTTTGAACTTGCTTGGTAGTTCTTTGACTTCATTCTTACTTGCCTTTCCACTCTTTAGCTCATCGGGTGTTTTTAAAATCGTGGTAGCAAAGCATCTGCAGTGAGGATGCCAACCTGTAAACTTGAAATCCTTTGGATATTTGCCTTGCAATTCATCGCAAATGTCGTGAAAATCATGTGGTTTGCCGTCCCTACCTTTGCAAGTATGGTTATTTGATAAGTGAATTTCAATGCCTACGACAAAGTCCATTTCTTTCCAACGCAAATGGTCTGCAGTGCGATAGGCAATGTTTGTTTCTGTCGCTGCCAATCTTCGTGCATTCATGTACGATGAACGATAAACGCCTTGTCCAGGATGGAAAGCTTTAGCAGCCTTTGATAGTTGCAAAATGCCGTGTTCATCTTTATAGCGTCTAAAAAGCTTATTAGTGTTTTGCAAATAGTCTCTCAATGAACGGCTCATTTGGTCGGCAGACTTACCACTGCGTATGCCCAAATCCAAACCCATTTCTATTTCACTCTTAAAGCGTTTGGTGAAGTCCCACACGCTGTCTGAAAGGCTTAAGCCATTGCGTTTGCGCTCAATAAAGGCGTCTTTTGCGTCCTCATTGTTATTGAAATAGCGTTTTTTCTGCTCGTCTGTAAGCTTGTTTTTCTTGCTTCCAAAGGCTTTATTGACTATCTCATCATTTTTGCTATTAGACAATGCCCATTCTGCATCAATTCCATTCACGATAGATACTTCAAGAGACTTCTTGAACTTAGATAGAAGTGTGTCCATCTTCTTTTTGGTTTGCGGATAATCATCAAAATTGAAAGGCTTTGAGCTATCCACACCATTAATCGAGCAACCGATTTTACTTGCTTCATCGGACGCTAATTTGTAAAGTTCTTGAATCCTTTTGAGATACAGCTGAACATTCTTCAAGTGCTGTTCGTCGTGTTTGTCTTTGGGTTTGGGCATTGTCTTTTATCTTGGTGTTAGTTCATCGTTATTGAGCAAGCGAGAAGCTATCTATCTCTTGCTCTTCTGTTATCTCCTTAAAGGTTCTATCGACATCGTCAGAATAGCCGAAGTTCTCAATACTCTCTCGCTGTGACATGATAGCTTTACCACCATTAGCAGCAAGTAGCATGTTCACGTTTTCCAAGTTATCAGAAATAGAGAATGGGGTAATTTTGTTTTCCACTTTTAGAGCGTCAATATCTTGTGCATAAGCTTCTCCAAGAATAATCTTTGCAAAGGCTTTGAGGACGTTTGTCTCTCTGTCTAAGAACTCTAAAACTCTTCCACTCTCATCTTTAACTTTCATCTGTGCATCAATGAACAATTGCTTACGACTTTCGCCTGATAAGGCTTGCTGTGACATCTTCTCATAGCTCCAATCAGGTAGTTGTAACTGTGTGAAAAACATTGCTCTTAGCTCGTTGATATAGAACTTCAAGTTATCAACTGCTTGCGTCCATGTAACATAGCTTGCAGTTGCTTCTTTTGGCAAATGCAACACTGCTCTAAACTCTTTAATGCTACTTTTTTCACCGCCAAACGACACATCATCATCAGACGATACTACAAACAAAGGCTTACTATTCTTGCGCAAGTAATTACCATTGCGTGAGAGTGCCCATTCCATTTCATACACAATCTTTGAGGTATCCTCCCAAATTGGGGTTTGGCGATACATATACACAGCTGGTATCTTTAGTAGTGTAATCTCTTCATCTTCGATAATCTCCCACTCTCCATTTGCATTAGAGAACTTCATGTGTCGCTTCTCGCTATAGGTATCAAAGAAATCTACTGTTTTCTTTCCAACCTTGCGCTTATAAGCCACTGAAAATGCAATCATATCCCCGTATTCATCGAATAAAGGGAATAGAACATCATCATTCATAGGTGTAAAGTTCCTACAACGTAATTTAAGCTCGCTGTGACGTCCATAATGGTTATTTGGTGTATCTGTTGCATACCACAGCGTTGCGACTTCACAGCTTGCAAAAAGCATGTTTAATCGCTCAATATTGACGCTGTCTATTCTGTTGCGTTGATAGATAGCTTCAAGAAGTGCTGCTATTTCTTTTTGCTTATCGTTTTCAGGCTTATAAATGCGCTTCACTGGTATTCCACAACAAAGCTCCGTCATACGTTTAACCGCTAATCTTTGCAAGTCAAACGTTACTCTTGTCACTCTTTCAACATCTCCATCTTTCACAATGTCAGGATAAATAGCCTTATTCATTACAGGGTGCTCTTTAGGCTCATATTCACTCTTTAAGCCATCCTTACCATGCCATTGTGGTAGGCTTATGTTCTTTTCTTGCAAAGCAACTACAATCTCACTTGGTGAAGATGCGTTATTGATTATTTCTTCAAAAGTCATAGTGTATAATTTATTTTAAAATGCAATATTTGATAATCGTTCTAAATCTATCGGTTTGTGCGTGCTATTAAGATGATAATCAATAGCATAGCAAAGAATATCCACATACTCATCGTGGGGTTTTGATGGGAAACCGCAAACCTCGTCTATAAAGTCTGTATTCCACGCTCCATCGACTAATACAACTCTTCCACACTCAACTGCTGGTGAAGCTGTGTTAAGGCGTGTTTCTTTGCTCTCCTTTGGTGTAGGCGTTTTAGTTACATTTAAACCTGTTGTTTCTTTGAGCTGCTGAATTACCGATAAGCCGTTAGCCTTTGGTTCTATCCTTATGGTGCTTTTTGCAGTATAGCCATGCGATTTTACATAGTTTGGAATGAACCTAATTAAATCGGGAAATTCCTTTCTCACCTTTTCTCCATGAATGATGTATAAATCATTTCCAATCTTACACGTTGCAATGATGCCCGTTGGGTCATTGTTGCTTTTCTCGGTGTAAGCGGTATCCATGAAAAATATTACAGGTTCTGAATGATGCAAGCGTATAAACTCATTCATTGAAATTCTCGCAAACCAATTGCTCTTGACGATGTTACCACCCACTATCGTTGGGTGTTGTTGATAAAGAGCTGAAAACTCACGTGGTGCACGCCCTTTTTGCTTTGTAAGCTTTGCTAAAGAGTGCCTTTCTTCCCACAGAGCCTCTCCAACCTTTCTAGGAGAGTTAATTTCTCCATCGTGGTCTTCTTCGCATATAGCAGGAATAGAAAGCACCGTCCACTCTTGCGGTTCTGCTTTTAAAATTCTACCTGCTAAATCATCTTCATGCCATCTAGTCATGATAAACAACTGCTTAGAATCGTTGTGTAAACGTGTCGTGAGCACGGTGTTGTACCAATCCCAAACTCTTTGACGATAGGTTGTAGAGTTGGCTTCTGATGCATCCTTTACAGGGTCATCAATGATTGCAATATCGACAGGTGTACCTGTTAAAGAACCACCCACACCGACAGCTTTGTAAAAGCCTTTATGATTGACAATCTCGAAAATATCAACGTTTCTCAAATATCCCTTTACATCAGTTCTAACATTCGAGCCGTTGAGGTAGGTATTTGGAAAAATTGCTTGATATTCTTTGGTGTCGATGGTTCGCTGAATTGCTCTTGAGAATTGCTCTGCAAGGTCTGCAGAATAAGAGCTACCCACTATCTTTAAGTTAGGGTTTTTACCCAATGCCCACGTTGGAAAATTACGTGAAATAATCTCACTTTTACCATGTTGTGGTGGCACAAACACCATAAGATTTTTAATCTTGCCCTCCAAGAGCATTTGACAATAGTCAGCAATGACTTTGTGAAACCATTTAAGCTCATATTTTGAATTGGAATAGCCAAGAAAGCACGAAAAAGTTAATGGTGCTTCAAGCTTTAGTCTTTGCTTCTTTAGCTCCATTAATTTTCGCTTAATTTCTGTTGTGTCTTTTCCTTTTCCTGCCATGAGTTTTACTCTTGCGACATCAATTTGTCTAATCTTTCAATCTCTTTGTCTATTTCTTCCTTGCTCATCTCCTCTTTCTCCTCTAACTTCTTAACTGCGACATCTGTACGCTGTTTATTTTGGTAGTTGTCGGGGTCGATATTAGTCAGCAAGAAGATAGCTGCTGCCACATTTGGTTGATAGTAAACTGTCTTTTTCTTGAACTTCTTTATTACAGGTTTGCTTGCATCTTTGGGGTTTGGAACATATTCTGTCTCTGTTTCCTCTCTCGAATAGCCTTTTGCTACCTCTGCAAGCGACACTGAAAGGTCGTGTGAAAGACGCTTTTTAAATGTCTCTTTGGCTTCTGTTACTGCTTTCTTGAAGTCTGGCTTCTCCATCCAATGGTAGAACGTCTTATAGTCAATAGAAAATCGCTTACAGAAGTCTTTTAGCATCGCACCTCCATAATCTATCAAGCCGTGCACTTCTACCCAATCTGCACACTCTTTTGTTATCGTTTTGTTAAATTTAGTCATTGCTTTTTATTGTGTTTTTGGAATTTTAGGTATTGTCTAACTTATTTCTGCCCACTGCTTAACGATTGAATATAAGGCATTTCCGCTATCGTTGGTATTTCCAAATGTATCGCTATCGCCATGTTGAGCAATCTTAAGTTGAGCTTTGATAAACGCTGCTTGTTCTTTTGTAAGTGTGAAAGTGAGCTTTATAGTATCATTATTTTCATCGCCTATTTCTCCATTTGCGTTTGGTTCTTCGCCTGTTGGAATTATCGGCAAATCAACACCCCACTTTACAAGTTGAAGCTCCTCCCACTCATTTGCAAGCATGTCCCAACTCCATTTACCAAAGCCGTTGTTATCGATGATGGTATAAGCTTTGAGTTGTTCAATTGATGTTTCTTTGGGTATAATTATGCAAGGTGCTTCTGTATATCCTAATTCTTTTAAAGCTCTGTAGCGCATATTTCCACCGATGAGGATGTATTTGCTATCGTCTATAGGATAAATAAGCAAACTACGCAAAGAGAGCATTTCAGGATAATCTGTGATATTAGTTTTAAGTAATTCCATCTTCTCACGTGTTATGCTTCGTGGGTTTGATGGAAGCCCCTCTAATTGTCCCTCATTGACTTCTATCTCATCTAATGGTAGTATTATTATCCTTGTAAAATTTGTGTCTTCCATGCTATTATAAATATTACATATTATGCAAAAATAAGAAAAGAGCACTTTGAAAGCACTCTTCTCCTATATTGTAATATTTTTTAACAGAAATAACTCTGAACTTCTTTCATAAAGTCATCTAATGAACGGCAAATCACATATTTATAGCCTGCCCACTCTAATGCTCTTTGCATCATTATCTGTGATGGTTGCTGTCTTCCTTTTTCGGTTTTAAGCTCAACAAATAGTGCGTGGTAGTCTTTTGATGGAAAGCACAAAATTAAGTCAGGAAAACCAGCTCTTGTGCCCATTCTTTTAAACTGAATAGCTTCAAATCTTGTCCTCTTCCCTCCATTCGGTGAATGATGAAGAAGTAAGGCTAGCTTTGGGTATTGCAAGTTAAACCAATTCACGCAAGCTATTTGTATTTGGTCTTCTTCGTGTGTCATTTTATTTTAACTTAAAATGGTACATCGTTTTTGTTCCCTTGAGCACTTGCAACGTTGGTATTATTTGCATTGCTTTCCATCTTTCTATCGAGTAATTGAAGTGTTTCTGCTTCTATCTCTGTGGCATATCTAGTGATGTTATCTTTGGTATATGAGCGGGTTTTTATTTTGCCCTCAACGTAGACTAGACTTCCTTTTTTTATGAACTTCTCGGCAAATTCTGCTTGCTTTTGCCAAATTGTGATATTATGCCATTCTGTTTTATCAGGATAGACGACACCGCTCTGTGAAGTGTAGCCTTTTTCAGTTGTAGCAATGGCTAAATTTGCAACCTTTTTGCCTGCTGGCGTTGTGGTAATTTTTGGTTCATCGCCAACATACCCAAGTATTATAGCTTTATTAATCGATGCCATATATTACTAGTATAGTATTTATTTTTATCTTATATTATATAAACTATTATATCTACTACTAAGTATTTATTCTAGAAGTAGAAAAAATCATCTCTCATGTACACAATTATGCCATTAAAAATGTTTTTATCTGACGACCCAAAGATATAGTGTATAAACTCTTCTTCTGTCATACATTCATTTTCGATGAGCTTTGAAACGCTAACCATTTTGTGCCCAACTCTAGCGGTCATTATTCCTCCACTTTCAGGATGTCTGCAAATAGAAATAGTGTCATAGTTTAGATGCTTTACACAACCTAGCTCTATTTTGCTTGGTTTTAAGCTCTCTACACTATAGCATATTTTGAGCTTTTGACTACCTGAATTAACGCAAGACAAACGCTTGCTTATCGTTGTGAAATCCTTAAGAATGCAATGCTTTAGTTTTCCATCGAGGTACATTTTGCTAACACGCTTGCGCAATTCTTCATCATCGATTATCTCACTTAGACTTTTACCAATATTCAACTCTAGCATAGTAGTAATTTTTAATTAATACACTTATTAATAATCTATTTAATATTATATATTTACAAAGATACATTAAATTTCTTATTTAAGCAATATATTAATTATTTAAATAGTCCTCAAATGTAATTTTCTTAAGTGAGTTATGAAGCACACCAATATTGAGTTTTACACACTCATCTTGCAATATCTTTTCTATCTTGATATTACCTGCTCCAGCATCTACACACTCTTTTATACAGCTCATCAATTCATCCATTTTGGGTGAAGTGATATACTCTCTCTTTCCATTTATAACTCCTTTAACTTCGCTTGAAATGCCATTTAAGAAGTCATTTGCATAGTTGAGTATTTGAAGTGCTATTATAGCATAAGTTGAAGCATCTTTGTATGGAAACTCTCTATTCTCTCTCTTTATAGCGTTATTCACAGAGTGAAAGAATTTTATTGCATCGTTGTAATAGCTAGCCATGAAAGCATCTAACACGTCATCAAGTAAGTTTACAGTGCCTTTATCTTGGTGTTTATCGAGCATATCTCTCCACTCCTGTATGAGCATTTTCATTGTACGTGAGAGCTTTATAGTGTCGGGTATTCGCTTTTCTGCTAATTCCTTTAATAGCTTTTCAACATACACTATCGCAATGTTGTAAATCACAATAGGCATTATCACTTGGTGTGCAAGCTCATTTACAGAGAATTTACTTGAAAGCTTTTCTTGCTGTGTTTTTACGCTTTTAACATCCAATTGCTGTTGTACTTGCGACATACTTACAACTCTCCAACTAAATCGCTTAGCGTTAATCTTATGTGGTTTACTACGGTTGTTTTCACGTACAATCAAGCAGATTGTTCCATCTTTAAGTGGACCAACAGTTTTAGCATAATATTGCTTACCTAATTTTATTTCAGGTTGCACTCTATCATTGCAATTTCTAGCTATTATTTGTATGAGCTGCATGCGTTTTTAAGTTTAGAAGTTAATACTGAAATCTCTCTTAAGACTTCCTCGAAGTGTTCAATTGAAATATTGGTGTTATCAATTAAGAAGCAGTAGAGTTTATTTACTCTACTTTGCTTCTCTTGTATATCAAATTGCATAAATATTCATTTTTAGTGTTGTTCAATAAGTGGGATAATTCCTAGCTCTTTCAGCGCATCATAAAGGAAAATTCTACCTCTTTGCGTCCATTCAGACGTCATACGTGTATCAGGCGTACCATCTTTATGCATGATTGTGATTGTTCTGCTATGAAGATAGCCTTTACCGATGAATGGAGAGTATAAAATCCATTGTCCGTTGACTTTATGCTGTATCTTCATCTCCTTTAGCTTGAGGTTCAAAGCTTTTGCAGATAAACCATAGTCAGCAGCTATTTGAGTTGTAGTAACTGTGCCTTTGCTTTGTAGGATTTTATTTAGATAATCATTTCCTTTCTGCATTTCAGCAATAAGTTGCTTTTGCGTGTTATTTTCAACCTCTAGTTGCTTTATCCTTTTGTTGCGTTGCTCGATGGTTGTTTGCGCTACTAACACTGCTTTAGCCATGATTTCATCGTCTGACATGTTGTTATTTGTAGCGATATATCCACCTGTTTTGCGTATGGTTGGCAAAATTTCAGCCGTCACCCACTTTCTAAACACTTTTGCTTCTGCTTTTCTGCTATCTAGAATGACATCATACAAACCATCTTCATTTACAAAGTTTGCTTGCTGAATTCTTCCTAAGCTATCAGAGATGGGTTGGGTTGAAACCACCCCATCGTCAAGTCGTCTTTTCACATCTCCTTGTTGCAAGTCTAAAGCTTTGCAAACATCACTTAAACAAAACAGCGGGTCTGTTGCCGTACCCGCTGTTCTAATTCCACCAAATTGTGGTGAATGAAAAATTGTAACTCCTATGTTATTGCTCATCGTTAACTACTTGAATAATTTTAGTCTCTTTGATTAACTCGATATTGTAAGAGCTTATATATTTGCTCTCCATATATTTTTCCGTTGCTTTGTGAGCACCTAGTGAAGTTTTAGCTTCAACAAGTAGCTCTATCGGGGTATTTTTCTCATTTCCTCTTACATCAAGAGTACAAATTAAAACTTTGCATTTAAAGAAGTTTCCGCCCTCTTCACCATTACTACGCAATGATACATCTGCATACTTTGTAATTGCAACAGATGTAATATTAATTTCTGTTTTTACATACTGACCTAACTCCTTGAGGATAATTTCCTCCGCACGTCCAAATGACGATGTTTTAACTAAGAATTGTTCAGTTACTGTCTTCGTAGCTCCACTCTCTAGCACTGTTTCATAGCGTGCTTTTACTAAATAATACTTTTCCATCTCTATTCTGTTTTACTTTTTAGTTCTACTTTTCTTTGGAAGCACCCAACCTCGATGTTTTGCAACAGCTTGGTTAAATCTCATCCAAACTTCATCATCTTTAAACTCAAAATGCATTGTTCCTTTTTTGAAAGCTTTTACACGGAAAAATGCCCAATCAAACCAAACTCCATAACCAACTCTATTAGTGTAAATGTACTTGTTTAGCTCTGGTATTTCATCATAGTTTGTCGCTGTGATATAACACAAAGCTCTCACAACATCCTCAACTCTCTCTCTGTTTGTAGAATAGTATGAGAAATTGATAACAACAGAGTCTCCAAAACGTGGTTCGTATCTTGTCATATAAGGCACGATAAACTTTCTATTTATCATGTAATTAGCGTTGGTTTTCCACGTCTCACCTGCTGTTGAATTTTCAGCAGAGAAAGAACAAATCATATCAAAAGCTTCCAATAATGCTTTATCCATTCTTTGTCCTGTAGTCTGAATAACCATGTTCAAAACTTGATAAACGTTGTGCATCGTGAATGGTACATTTACTTGAGTTTCAATGAACTTATTTATTTGCTCACGCAAGCCCATAGTTGCGTGCTTTTCCATGTTTAATTTATTGAAGATGATGCGCCAATAATACTTTTGCAGTTGCTTCTTATATTGTTGTCTTGTGATATTTACAGCCTGCCCTTTATCGTCAATAGTACCAAATCGAATAGGCATGTAATTATATCTATCATCTGAAAACCTTGCAATGTCGTTAATCTTTTGAGTAGCTTCCATTGTCTCGTCAAATAGCTTAACTGCAGATGTATAGCGATTCACCATGTCACGCACAACATTGTATTGCACAAGCCCCTCTGCATTGTTGTTATCAAGTACATCCTCTTCATTTGAAAAGATGTAATTTGCGAATTCGTTTTCTCCACTACCCTCCTTGTAAAGCTTTACAAGAGAAACAGATACAGATGTTGTTCTTTCTGCATCATCGAAAACAGAGCCTAAATTTTCAGAACAGCCATAAAGTTCTATTAGCTCATGCAATTTTGCTCTTTCACTTGAATATCTATTCTCAATATTAGAAGTGTTACAGAGAGCTATTATTGTACAGCCAGCAGGTGCAATTTCAAAGGCGTGCTTAATATGCTTTACACCCTCGCTAAATGGTGGGTTCATGACGATAAAATCGACATGGCTTATTTGCTCTGATGTCACCTCAAGAAAATCACTTGCAAGAAGTTGACAGTCACCTGCAAGTAACTTTTGTAAGTGAGTGTCTTTTTCACAAGCAATAACTTCACCTGCTCCATTCTTTTTAAGCCACTTAACGATATTTCCACTGCCTGCAGATGGTTCTAGAATCGTCTTACCCAAGATATTTTCACCAAGCATCATTGTGCTTATAACCTCTTCGGGTGTGGGGTAAAAATCGGGATTATTTGTGAATAATTTCATTGCTCTTTATTATTAAACTTTCAATCTCTTTTCATAAATCGCTTTGACGGCTTTTGCATCTTCTTCGGCTTGATCACGCTCTTCGGGTAGATAGTAATTGCCTAGATTGTAGTACTCGTCGTCTGTTAATACCCCCGCTTCAGTTGTTTCGCAAACTTCTCCATAATTATTTATAAATAAGAAAGTTTCGCCCTCTTTCGCTCTCCTCCTTATTCTCTCCATTGTCTTAGTTTCTGCATTCCAGCGCAAACCCTTTACTTTTAGGTCGTCGAAGAAAGCTTCTTTTTCTTCTTTTGTAGCGTGGCGAAATGAACTAGTCACCCAAGAGAGGTCGCCTCCATTACGATTACTATAATGAATGCGAAAGCTATCCATTGAATTATCTCCATAGTTTTTAAATATAACGACACTAGCTGTTAATTTCGAGTGCAAAATATCGCCATCTTTAAACTCTTCTTGCTTCTCCTCGATAATAATTATATTATCTTCGATAGTTGCTTTACAATTTTCAGGTACTTGTATTTTGTCACCTGCGTTTAGTTTTATTTCCATAGTTATAAATTCCCTTTATATTTGTGATAATAATAATCGTTCATTTCTTTGTATCTTTTGCACTCTTCTTTTAGACGTTTATTTTCTAAGCGCAATGTTGTTATTTCTCTTGTGAGTTCTATTATTTTATCTATAAAAGCTTCCATAGTTATTTTATTTTTAATCCCTATTAAATCCTGACATTATTAAGCCAAGTATAATTGTGATTATAATTGCCGTTGAGACAAGCAAAAGAGAACACTCAATTGCGCTTAATTCTGAAATTAATTCTTTCATAGTTGTATTTTATTTCTTATTTATACTTCACTTTAAGAGCCTTATTTGCTGTAATGATTTCATTCTTGGTTTCATTAACCAGCATAGCTCTATCATTTAATTTTACTTTGCTTACTCTTCCTTTCCCTTTAGAAATGCGAACAATGGTATCATCATTTGCAACAACGCTGTTATTATTGTGAGGAACGATGATAGAATTACCATTACCGCAAACTTTTGAATCTTCGTAAGCTTCAACGACAGCCATACCAAATGATTCCGCTTCCGCTTCTCCCCAAAGTGATGTTTTTGTGGTGCAATGAGCCATAACTTTTACCTTATCAAACACCATAACGATAGAATTGTCATAGCTATAAACAAGCACATTATCATAAGCTATTAATGTACCACCTGTAACAACTGCTTTCACTTCTCCTTTTGCTTCATACTCTCCAGCCGTTACAAGCAAAAAACCTTTAGAAACATTCTCATTGCAGTAGATTTCATTTGCATTAAATTCTTTCTTGAAAGAAGCAATTAAACCCTCATCAATAAGACCTGTAACGCAAGCTATAGGAAAGTCAAATTTGACAATATCTATAATCTCTTTAATCGTTTTTGCCTTATCTAATTCTTCATCCTCGCACATTAAAGCTCTTTCCAGCAACTCGCCTTTTAGCTCTTTAAGTCTATCTTTTTTCATATTTCAACGCTTTTAATATCGACTTTCCATTTCACGTACAAGACCATCAATGTACTTAAAGGCTTCATCTTTGCTAACTTGGTTCTTCTCTGCTTCTTCAATTTCTGAAAGAGTGAGAATTTCAGGCTTTAAAAAAAAACCTCTAATTTCATCTTTTATATGGCTTTTGTGCTTGAAAAGTTCAAAGGCAAATCCTTTTACAAAAACCTCTTCGTTTTTGCTAACAAAACCACCCTCAAAACCAAGAAGATAGTAGTACTTATCTTCGATTTTGCACCATTTAGTTACAAGATGTTTAAATCGCTCTGCAACTATTTTGTTAATCTCTCGTTCTCGCTTCTTTCTTGACTTAATTAGTCTTTTAACAAAGCTACATTCACGACTTACTAGTTTTAAAAATTCCTTGTGTTTCATCCTTTTATTTCTTTTTAGTTTTAGTTACTCTTATGTATTCAATATCGCTATCAAAAACCCTGTCTTCGCTCCAAGTGATTTCCGAAAGCTCTTTAAAACCCTTTACTCCTGAATGCTCGATTTCACCAAGATTTAAGAATATTCTTTGTGGTATATTTTTCATATCTCTATGTGCTTAAAATAATTCTAATTGACGAGGGTTAAAAAAATCTTTATAGTAGGCAATCTTAGCAAACACCCTCTTTAGTTCTGCTAGTACAGGTGTACTCTTTTGTACGCCCTCTTCTTCGTCAGGAATTCCACCTACAAATTGAATTTCACTGATAACACGTTGGCATTTCTCTTCTAATAAATTTAAAGCTGCATTGATAGCTTCTTTCTCTGTATTATGCCCACCTGTTGGTGTATCAACATAGTGTGCACCACAACAACCGCCTTGCACCCAAAAATTATAGTGAAGCCCAAAATCCCACCGCTCATTATCTGATTGCGCTGTTATAATTTCAAAATTACAGAACTTATTTGCCCATTCTATTTTCACATTTGGGGTTAAACAAACGTCAAAAATATTGAAGCAAAAATTTTTATAACAATGGACGATGTCATCGTGGCTTTCCTTTAGATATTTGCCCCACTCTTCAAATGTAAATTTTTGACCTGTACATTTGCAAACGTGGTGAATATTATTAGTTTCTGTCTTCATTTTTTTGTTTGTTTTTAAAAAAAAGAACGCTATCCTCACAGACTGCGTTCTACAAGTTACATGATAAAAAAGAGTGCTATTTTCACAAACGACACTCTAAGCATTTCTAATTCTAAACAATTAAAATATTAATATGACGAAATAAAAACAAATTACTTACCTGTTGATCCATATCCACCTGTACCACGTTCAGTAGCACTTAATTCGTCAGCTTCTTCAAGCTCGATTTGTGGATATGGAAGTATTATCATTTGGGCAAATCTCTCGCCTACTTCATAGGCTTTTGTAGGATATTCAGTCTTTTTGAAAACCGCTGTAACCTCACCTCGATAGCCACTATCAATGACACCTGCAGAGTTAGTTAGAAGTAATGTTTTCTTTGAATTGCTACTTCTTGGAACAACCAAGCCAAAACATCCTTTTGGTATCTCAAAAGCAAGTCCACAACCATAAGTTATAGTTGTCTCATTTTCTTCTACACTTGTTGCTGTTAAATCTAAACCTGCATCACCAAGCTTTGCATAACGTGGTATCACTGCATTTGGGACTAATTTCTTTACTTTTACTTTCATTGTTGTTTGGTTTTATGTGAATTGATTTGTAAAATTTGTCAGAATGTTATTTATTTTTCTTCTGTTGGGTTTATTTGTTTGTTTGATATAAGTTATAACCACAACACAAAATAACGCCTTAAATCGCTTTATTTTCGATATGTTGAATTTTTGAAGATAACAACTTCTAGCATTTCATTAAATCTATCTGCTATTCTGTCACCGTATTTTGCTCTCACTTCCTTACCTGTGAGATTGGTAGTTATGAACGTGAAGAGTTGATTATTATAGCGATATTCTAATAAATCAATCATCGGGCTATACAAATTACCGTAATCCATTACTTCGGTGGCTTCCCGTCCCATGTCTTCAATTCCTAACATGTCGGTCTCACGTACTGCACGTGTGTTATCGCCTTTCATAAGGCTTGCAATATCTTTAGCGTCGATTATTCTTATTCCTTTGCATTCATCAAAATATCTACCATCTGAAAGGTAGTTAAGTGCATTTTGAAAAGCCAGCAAGAGAGTTGTTTTGCCATTACCACAAGTACCACATAGCATTATACCAAACTTAGGATTATCTGCTGTAAGGCATTTAGCAACACTTTTGATATTGGCTTTTGTCACTTCATCGTCGATATATTCACGATGCCTGTTTTGTACTTCTGCTTGATAAGCTGCTATTAGCAAGTCATTAGCTTGCTCGGTAGTCATTGGTAACTTAAAACGTGTGCGTGTAATCTTCCGCTTTGCTAACAGCTCTTTCAAAACCTCTACGTTGTATTTTTGATTCTTTCCTATTGTCTGCATCGTTTTTAATTTTTAGTTGTATTCTTAACCAATCGTTGAAGTGCTGTTTTGCATCACTGATATTATCGTGTTTTTTACCCCTGCATTCAGCGTCAAGTTGGAACTCGTTTAGCCAAGCTTCTAGATCCACTTTGCTAATTTTATGCTTCATACACATTTGCTCTATCCAAATTTCCTCTTTTAAAAGCTCAACCACAAAACCTCCCTCGTGCGTACGTGCGTGCGCTGTTGATGAAGATAATAATATATATTCTTCTTTTTTCTTTAGTTGTTGCTCATTTGTTTGCTCATTTGTTTGCTCACTTGCTTGACATGTAGGTCGCTCGGAACGTTTCTCTATACGCTCTGTAGCTTGCTCACTTGCTTGCCAGCTTGTTTGCTCATTTGTTTGCTCACTTGTTTGCTCGGTAGATTGGTAACTGCCATATTTACAGATAGTTATTAGTGTAAATTTGTTTGTCGTTTTTCGTAATATTGCACCGCTTTTCTCAAGAATTTCTAATTTTCTTCTCACACTTATTACTGGTATTCCTGTTTCTTCGCTTATATTTCTTACAGACGTCACAAACTCACCTCTACGGATATTAAAATATTTCCATTTCTTATCCCTATCATTTGCAGATACAATCAGATGATAAAACAAATGAACGACTTGAGAGTCTTTGTACCACTCCCATTCTTTTATTTTTCTATGTAATTTAATCCATCCACTTGTCATATTAATAAGGTTCTTTTGTTAATTCAATATTCAACTTATTATCAGCAATATATACAACTTTTCCTGTAGCTTTAGTTACACATTGCTTAAACTCGTCTGCACGGCTATTATTTGAGCTTAAATGAAGTAAAACAATCTCCTTTGTTTGGCTCAAATCACTCTCTATTAAAACACGCTTACAGGTGCTTAATTCCATGTGACTAATCGCTAATCGATTACCCATTTCAGCGTGAACAACTCCACTTTCAATGTTATAATTTAAGACGTCACTTGAATAGTTACATTCTATCATTATATGGTCTAATTGTGGTAGCTCATCTTCTATATCTGCGGTGTCTGTGGCGAAAAGCAAACGCCCCATTTCTACATGCTCTATAATAAACCCAACACATGGTACATCGTGGTTCATTTGCAATACAAATATTTTAAAATCCCCAACAATGTAGCCGTGCATCGGTTCAATTACTTTGCAGAAAGGTTTGTTTTTTAAGCTCTGTGACGCAAAGACATCTTCGATTGATAGAACTCTAACACCATACTTTAAAAAGCTTTGGAGAGCCTTTGCATGGTCTTGATGTCTATGCGAAACCAAACAGCAAACAACATCTTTAAAGCTAAAATTCAACGCTTCTTGGATCTGCTTAAACATTATGCCACACTCTATGATTAGTTTTTTGCCGTTATTAGCTTCCAAGATGTAGCAATTACCTTTACTACCTGAACTTAGACATTTTAGTTTCATGCTTTAGCTCTCCATCTGTTTTAATTAGTATTGTGGTTGTTCTTCTTCTGTAGCTGGAGCTTCGTTTGTAATCTCGCCTGTCTCCATGTCTACTTTCTCATACTGCGCTTCATCGAGCATGATAGGCTTTCTTTCTTCTGCTTGAATGGTAATAACTTGCTGTTGTGGTGTATCTGTATTATCTTTTGATATTGCATCTTGCATCTCTACAGAGAGATAACCATACTTAGACAGCAAGCGTCTTACAACTGTCTTTAAGCCCATATCGTTGAAATTGCCCTCCCAACCTACTTTTGTACTTGTTTGGTTGGTTTGTGCTGCCTTAATCAAATCTTCTACTTGTGGCTTGTTTTTACCTTTGAATGATGGAGAATAACGCAAAGCATAATTTGCCATATCTTCAACACTTACATAGAGAGTTTTTGAAAAGCCGTTGAGTAGCTCAAAATAGCAGAAATAACCCACAATTTTGTCTGATTTCTTTTCACCATCGAAAGCAATTTCACCTGTAAGCTTGTTCACTTTGCGAAGTTCACCCTCATAGACAAAGTCTGCGTTGATAGTCTTATATTGACCTGTACGCATTGCTAATTGGATGTAGCCTTTATAGCCTGGAATAAAGGTAGGTGTAGGGACTTTAGTCCAAGTTCCATCAGGGTTCTTTACATTATTATTAAAGACGATGATGTAAGAAAAACCCAATGCTTTGTTTAGTGGTAGTCGCAAAGTAGCAGCTCTTAAAGCTTCTGCTACAATTAGTGATGGTTGACAGACTTGTAACGACTTATCACCTGTATAAAGGTCAATCAAAGACGCCACGAAAGCGTCTTTGTGTTCACCCAAAGCATTACCAAATTGAGATTGCACTGATGGTGCATTGATAACCGACTTAAGTATATCTATTGGTCGATCTTGTTTTGCTGTTAATTCTGTTGACATAGTTGTATTTATTTAACTGTTATTGTTTCATTATCGCTCACATACAAGCGGATTTGCTGTCCTTGAGTAGGTATGATATTTTGCACGCTTTCGCAATTATCGATGAAGATTGGAGCACAGATGTTTTTGCTTTTGCAAATGGTATTGATAATATCAAGACCAACGGTGTAAGTAGCAGCTTTGTTTAGCATGTTGTAAGGAACACCATCCAAAACAGCTTCGCAAGTTTCATATTCACCGCCATTGATTTGGGTTTCAAACATCTTAAACTTGACATGCTCAAACATGCTGTTAATTTTCCCCTCCACTGCTTCAACTCTTGCTTTTGAGAACTTTTGGATTGTGAACTCGATGCCCTCGAGTTGAGCAAGCTCTTCTGCTTGGTTTTGCATCATCGTTTCAAGTTCTGAAATGCGCTTATTGCAAGCGTCTATAGTCTCTTTTGTGCGAAGAGTGAAAGTGATAGTTTGAATATCTTTACTTAGTTCATCTTTACGCTGTCTTAGCTCTATATCGCTTGTTGTCTTCACCTCACTATTAGCCTCATCTTGCAACTTAATAATCTTATTTTGCAACTCGATATATTTTGCATCTGACTTGATAGTGTCTGAATTATCAGGCATCAAAATTTCTTCTCTCAATATTGGATTTGCTTGTTTTTCTTCGATACTTGCAATAGTATTTTGAAGTTCATCATTTAGCTTTGCAATTTCGTTTTGCAAACCCTCCATTGTCGTTTTGTTATTTAAGCCTGCCTTATTATTTTCTGCAAGTTGTTTAGCCTTATTCTCGTTAAAGCATTCGGTTAATTCAGTTTGCTTTGCTTGAATTTCTTCCACTTCAAAGTGTCTATGGCATGTAGGACAAACGAACTCATCCTCGCTGAAAGTTATCTTTTGAGCATTGATTTCTTTCCACTCATCAATAAGTTTCTCACGCTTATCTTTGCATAGAGCTAGCATTTCTTCTTTTGTCTTGATTAGATTGCTTAACTCTCTCTTTCTTGCTTCTAATTTAGCAAGCTCATCAATGAATTGTTGCTTTGCTTCTTTCCTTGAGTGGTAAGCTCGCAAATCTGCACTTTGCAACTCCATTTCATAGTTATAGAGTTCTGTTTTTACAGCGTTCATTTCTTTTATCTTTTGCAAACGCTCTTTCTGACTAGCTTCATAAGCTTTTGAAATGTCTAAAAGCTGACTTTCAATGGATTTTAGCTCGCTTTCTTTTGATGCTTTTTCTTCTTCGAGTTCAGCCCAATTCTTATTCTCGGGCATATCTCTCATGCGCTCATCAATGCGTTCAGGAATAGAATCTAACTCGCTTTTAATTCTGCGTTTCTTTGATGAAATTTCTTTCTTATACTCTTCCATCTTTTTACCTGTCAAATTCTTAAGCAAGTTTTCAAAATCCTTGTTTCCTTTTGCCACATCCTCATCAGAAATTTTGCCTGCCATATCGAAAAGCATTGCTCGCTGAACTTCCATTTTTTGAGAAGTGAAATGAAAAGGATTAGTGATGAATTTAAATATTTGCTCGGGGCAAATTGCATCAATAGCATCATTCCACTCTTTTACGCTCATTGGGACATCGTTATAATATCGTTCTTCCTCGTTTCCTGTGAAAACTTCCTCCGATGTTCCACGTTTTCTCACCCACTTTTCGTTGAGTTTGCGAACAAGTGTAATTTCTTCACCATCAACAACCAAAACACCTCTAACTTCGTGTGCTATTTTTGGTATGATAACTCCGTTTTGGTCGTAAGTTTTAACATCAAAGACTTTGCGACTATTGCTGTCTTTTCCAAAAAGAAGCCAAGTAAATGCATCGAATATGGTTGTTTTACCAATTCCGTTTTTGCCTAAAATACTACTGCAAACATCGTTAAAATCGATAGTGAGTTGTCTTATGCCCTTGAAGTTTACAAGAGATAAGCTCTTTAATAAAATTGTTTTCATTTCTTTATATTGTTTTTTATCCAACTTTCATAATTTCTAATACTTTGCTTATATTGAAGACCAATTTACGACCATCTCGATGTGTCGCCTTGTCAAATCTTCCACTTTTAATCTTTCTATTTGCTGTTGGAATTGAGCAATTTAGAAGTTGTGCAAAGCCTGCAACACCATAAACAAATTGAGGTTCTTTTTGCTTGGTATCGCTTTCAAATAAAGAACTCTTGGAAGCGTTTATTAAAACCTCCAAGAACTCACCAACTGTCATGTCGATAATTCTTTTATTCAAAGTTTCTTTTGTCTTTTCTGCTTCTTCGAGCAGCGCTCTTGACATCATATTAATCCTCCTTAATTAATTGTTCTAACTCGGGTAATTTACCGTCTTTTGACCACTTTAAAAATAGCTTTGTATAAGCAAAAGCAGCGCAAAAGCCTATCACTTTCGATGTAATTAAAGTCCTCCACCAATTCTCATGTGAATGTGGGATTGACAAAATTCCTACGATTGCAATAAAAGCGATAACCATTAATATTTGGTATCGCCAATTTTTTAATAGTGCTATCATTTTATAGTTGATTTGTTTGTTTTTATTTCCATTTTATCGGTGAAAAGATGTAGTGTTGTAAAGATTAAAAGAAATAAGCACCATCTTCACAGACAGTGCTTATTGCCAATGTTACGCTAAACATTTAATCGTTAACTTAAACCATAAATAAATATTAACCTATGTATCATCTTTCTCCGTTGAGTGGCTACTGTTGGAGTCGAACCAACACAAAATACCGATGTAGCCTCATCTAGTCGACGTTGAGAACGTTTAGGTGGTTATTGCCTGTAGCCTATTAACATCACTTCTTGCTATATATTGGTTGAGGTGTTTAAAACAGCCTTGCAAGTTCGGTGCTCCTAGATTTTTTTGTTTTTTGCTTAATCTTTTGTAGTGAGATTGTACACTTTTACCAATTCAGTTTCAACTCCATTGTATTTTTTGAGAGCTGTTTGCCTTATCATTTCTGATAAATCAGAGTTCACTGTGCGAAAGGCTAGCGCATCATAAATACACTTCGGTTTTATCTTAAATTCAACAGATAATTTCAATAAATCATCTCTTGATATTTTTATTATTGGTATTTTTCTTGTAATTCTCATTTCTATATACTATATTTGCAATTGTATTTATTACGAAGTGTTTCGTATTTGATTACGTTTGCAAAGGTAAAGCAAAATGGTTAATCTACAAAATAAAAATCAAGCAAAATGATTGATTTTAACTTTTATTAAATAATAAATTATGGCAAAATTAGAAGATGATTTGCGTAAATTCTTTGATAGTCAAAAGATTACACAAAAAGATATAGCAAATAAGCTAGGCGTTTCCACTGCTTATATTAATTCATTATTTAAGGGTAAAAGAGCTTTTGGAAAGGAACAAGCGGAAATTTGGGCTAACCATTTTGGTTTATCGCCTGCATGGCTTTTGACAGGTGAGGGCGAAATGCTCAAAGCCAATACACAAGATGACCAAATAAAAGAAATACCATTTGAGGAAGCCCACAATTATCCTGATGGTTCACTAATTCCTTATTTTGGAGAAACACAAACCAAAGGAGGATTAGACAATTACCAAATACCAACAGATATAGTTGAATATCCAACATCAATGATAAAAGCTGGTGATATTTTTATCAAAGCAACATCAGCTATTAAGCATATAGGTGAAAGCATGGCAGAATACCCGTCAGGATGTGTTTTATTTTGCCGTCAAGTCGAGGATATGTCACTACTTGTTAATGGCTCAATCTACGTCATTGAAACAAGCGAATATCGAGTTACAAAGAAAATACACAACCTAAAAGATGCGATTAGAGCTTACTCAACTAACACTGAAACATATCCTGATGGTGCACTAGTTTACGCACCTTTCGATATTCCAAAATCAAAAATAATGAGAATGCACAAAGTTTTAGGTTATTCGTGCAAGGTGGAATAAATAACTAAATAACAAAATAAAACTACATCTTTATGGAAAACGAAAAAGAACCAACCCTAGAAGAGCTTAGAGCAATAAACAAAGAGTGGGAAGAACAATTTTCAACCGTTATGAACCATCAAGGTAAAGGCATTGCGCTTGAAAAAGAAAAAGACATAGACGGAGCAATCTCTGAATATAAGCAAGCTATCGCTTATGGTGAAAAAGCTGCACTTTTATCTTTAAACAACTATTTATATAGTGTAGAGCGATTAATGGTGCTGTATCGAAAGATTAAAGACTACAATTCAGAAATCGCCATTATTGAAAAGATTATCCAAATAGCTACAGAAGAGAATCTTTACAGAGCTGAAAAAGCAATAAACGCAAACCCTGAACGCAAAGAAGCTATTTTAGAAGCTGTAGAAACGTGCGAGGGACTTTATAATATGGTGAACGGCTTAAAAAAGTTCTATTTTTATCCACACGATGTAACTAAATACAAGAAACGACTTGAAAAAGCACTTACTTTGCAAAGTAAGGTAAAATGAAACCATAATAATATAAAGAATTACTAAAAGATAAAACTACCTACCATAATTATAATAATAAATATGAGATGTTTCTTATTTATTATTACTTTTGTGGTAGCTATAACAATCAAGCCAAATGAACAATAATCAAAATTCGCTAGTTGTTAAGCTAAAAGGTGATAGCACTATAAGTGTTACTACTCTTATAAAAACCCTAGAGAGTTATAAAAAAATTACAGAACAAACAAGCTTAATAGCTAGCGAGGGAAACTACAATACAGAAATAAAAGTGAGTGCTTTTAAAGAAGGCTCATTTGAAATAAATTTTACAATTGTAACAGAAATAATAGCGAGTATCTTTTCTGTCGACTCAATAGACTATACAAAAAAGCTTACAGAAACAATAATTCTAATGTTTTCTCTATATAAAATGCTTAAAGGCAAAAAAGCCAGTTCAGAAGAGATAAGACAAATCATTATTAATAATCCAACATTTATCACAGATAATCCAAATCAAATAGTAAACATTTATCAAAATCAAGCCGTTAGGAATGGAATAAGAGAAGCCGTACAAAGTGCAAAAGAAGATACAAGTGTTACAGGCATTACTCTTTCATCAGATGGATGTGAAACAGTTGAAATTACACATGATGAATTTGAAGAATTATCTGCAACACAAGATATAAAAGAAACTCAAACTAACAGAATATCAATAGACCACAACGCATTATTAACCATAGTAAGTTTAAGCTTTAATAAAGGTGATATTTGGAAGTTTTCATACCATAACACAAAAATACCGATAAAACTTTCAGATGACAACTTACATAAAGCAATAGAAAATGGTATGACATTCAAAAAAGGAGATGCGTTAAAAGTCGAATTAGAAATTACAAGCAAATGGGATGAAGAAAAGAAAATATACTATGATGACAAATATAAGATTTTAAGAATAATCGACACTATACATTCTCCAACACAGCAGAAAATATTTTAAAACTTACAAATTCACCCTCTATCCTCACCGATAGGGGGCTATTTATTATACAAAAACACCCCCAGCAACTAAATACTAGGGGTTGAAAATTTAAGAATCAAATGCTACAATTTTAACGAGCTGCAGCTTCTCGAATTAGCTTCTCTATTGCATCTGTCATTGTGATTTGCTCTTTATTAGCATAATCAACAAGCATCTGTTTAACATCGTCACGCATGCGAATTTGAACGGCTTTTTTATTGAGTGGCTTGCGTCCCGCTCCCTCTCGTGCTCCACCTCTTAATATCTCTTCTTTCATCTTTTTACCCTTTCTTTTTTAATCTTGTAAAACATCTGAATGGTTATTTATCAGCCATTCAGTTAAATCTTTCATTGCAGTTGCTAACCTCGTAGGCGTGCCTTTGTGAAAATTTAAATCCTCTAACATCGTTGCTTTTTGGGTTTCGTTGAATTTGCCTTTTTCAAATTTAACGACAATCCCCGCTATCGTGTCGGTAGCTACATACCAATTTTCATGCTCTTTCGATTTCTGCAATAAGTATCTTTCCATGTTGTTGTCTTTTAAAGGTAGGGGATTTTTCACCCCCTACTCTGTTATTTTATTCTACATCTCTAGGTAGCATTACAGCAACTTTATAAAGAGTGTTCGTGTCGCTTTCATAATAGCAAACGTCTTCTTTGTTTAAAGCCTCCGAGTAAACGCTATTTGCACAATCAAGAGCTATAAATTGGTCATCTGCAAGGTTTTCAATTCTCGCTTTCACTTCGTTTCTTTCCTTTAAGAATTCTGCTATTTCCTCTTCGCTTGCCTCATCTTCTTTCATCCAAGCCAAAGTTTCGTCAATATCGCACTCTTGAAATTTTTCAGCATCACCTTTAAAGAATAGTGTGTAATTATTATCTGCTTCATATAAGCATAAAATATTAAAAGCTTGGTCAACGCCTCCGCAATCATATTCAAAATTACCATTTCCTTTTTGCTTAATGCTTACAATTCTTAGCTCATTTTCATCAGCTAGCTTTTGAGCTTGTTCAAAGTTTTTAAAACCTGTTATTACCTCGTCAAAGTTACCAACTTTTACTAATTCTAAATCGTTAGCTTTTGCAATATTTTTTAATTCTGTTGTTGTCATAGTTGTATCTTTTTTTATTGGGTTAATATTTTATTTGTAAAGGGGTGGGTGAAATTCCACCCCTTTTGTTTTTGATTAGTATTCTAAAGTTTTAAAAACGATTCCTATTTCGTGGGTTGTTCCGTCAAATTCATAATCTACACTCTCTTTGTCGTAAACTGCGAAAGGCTCATCGCAACCATCACATGTAACTGAAAACTTATCTTCGCTTACTTCGTCAACGTGCATTCCATTGCAGAACTCTCCGTTAAGTGCTTTTGTGTAAAGTTTGAAAGGAGCGAAAGCTTTGCCGATGTTCTTGCCGTTTTCAAATTCTGCAACTTCGATAAATGTTTCATCATCTTTGAATTCTCTTGCAAGTTCTTCAATTTCTTGGAAGTTTTTGAAACCTGTAAGGATTGAAGTTCCATTTCTTAACTCGTTTACTCTGTTTGCATTGAAATTGTTTTCTACAAATTCGTTGAATTTAATTGTTGTCATGATTCTTAAATTTTAATTGTTTGACTTGTTGTTTAAATTTTACATTGCAAAGATAGTGACTTTATTTGAAAACTGCAAACATTTTTTCAAATAATTTTTCAAACAATACTATTTTAACTAAGTTTTAACATTTCAACCCTCTAAAAGGTAGAAAAACGGCAGAATTTTCGCAAACTCCACCGATAAAAAAACTTTATTATTCTAATAAATTTTAGGCATTACAAATATAATAAGAATTTGATAAACGAGTACAAAGATAATACAAATAAATTGCTCTATATACATTATTATATATATACAATAAATATATATAGCTGTTATTACTCTTTATTGGAAGTAATATATTAAATTTGCAATGTATCATTTTAACTTTATTATTTTAGTTTTATCCGTATGTTCGTAAAAAGAAGTATAAGATTTATTCTGCACAAAAGAAAGCTAGTTGAAGCAACTGCTTTTGTTATTCGTATGCGTGTAACTATCAAAGGGCAAAAACCTTTAGATTTCCCACTTGATAAAAAAATATTTGAGGAGCATTGGGATGCAAAAAGAGAGTGCGCCACTAGCAAAGCTAAAAATGCAAACGAAATTAATAGCCTCATCGAGGAATACAAAGCAAGAATTAATGAAGTATTTGCACGCTATGAGCTAATAGAAAAGAAAATACCAACAGCTCAAGATGTAAAAGAGCTTTTTAACCATTTTGTTGGCAAAGCGTCAATTTTTGATGCACATGCAATCACTATTGAAGATGCTTTCACTGAATATATAGCGGTGGTGGGTGAAAAAAATAGCTGGACAGATTCTTCGTATAAGAAAAACGCTACAATAAAAAAACACCTTATATCAGCTGTAGGAAATATCACTTTAGGGCAAATCACAACAGAAAAACTCCAACTCTTCATGAATTATCTACTTGGAATAGGTTTAAGAAATACCACAATGTTAAAAAATTATCAATTTGTGCGTTGGTTTTTACGTTGGGCAAGAAACAAAGGATACTATCACGGCAATGCAGATAATGAATTTAAGCCAAAGCTAAAAGGTACAGATGGAAACCAAAAAGAGATTTTATATTTAAGCCTAGATGAGCTTAAGCAACTTCGTGAGTTTGAAGTACCTAAAGATTTAACTCACCTGCAACATGTAAAAGATGTATTTCTTTTCTGCTGTTATACTTCTTTGCGCTATTCAGATGCAAAAGCATTAAAGCGTTCAGATGTATATAATAACAATATACACGTTGTAACGCAAAAGACAACAGATGCTTTAGTAATTGAACTAAATACACATGCTCGTGAGATTTTAAAAAGATATGAAGATGACAGCTCTATGAATAAATCTGCATTACCTGTCACTTCTAATCTGAAGTATAATAAATACTTGAAAGAACTTGGCAAACTTGCAGGCTTAAATGCACCTACGAGAGTTGTATACTACAAAGGCAATGAGCGTTTTGATGAATACTATCCTAAATATGAATTATTAACTACTCACTGCGCAAGAAGAACCTTTGTTGTTACAGCTTTACAATTAGGAATACCTGTAGAAGTTATCATAAGATGGACGGGACATTCAGATTATGAAGCAATGAAACCTTACGTTGCAATCGTGGATGAATTAAAGAGAAAAGAAATGAATAAGTTCGATTTGATTTGAAAAATGACACGTACATGATTTTGTACACGATTTTTAGACTATCTTTGTATATTACAAAATATCAAGACATCGTCAAACCCTTTATTTATAGCACTTTTGATAATGCGTGATTCTTATAGATATGTAAGATAATAGTACACCCCACTCTATTTGTTTTTATGCTCTTTTTTATTTCTTACTGCGTTCTCTTCGTAAGATGTTTTGCATATCATAAACCACTTGTGGGTGGTCTTTTGCAACGTTCTTTTCTTCGAAATTAGATGCTTGCATATCGAAAAGCTGTGGCTGAGCGCTATTACCTGTTTCGATTTTAGGTCCCCATTGAATCATCTTTGGGCCATCACTTGGTTCGATATACTTCCATTTTGGAGTTCTAACTGATAACACTCGAGTATTACTTTGCTCTAGAACCCACTCACGGGCATTTGTTTTTTCGCCTAAAAGAT